AAGGAGTGGCACAAGTGGTATGAGTGCTAGTAAGATGAGAGCAGCTGCTTCAAAAGGTGACCTAAACTCATTTAAAAAAGGATTACCAACTACATTTAGAGACGCAGATAGTCTTATGAAAAAAGTAAGAACAGGTATGAAACTTGCTGCTAGTTATAAAGTGGAAACTTACAAACCTATTACTAGTGTAGAAGGATTTGAACAAGAACAAGTAAGAGATTTATATGTTAGAGATATGATTTTTAACATTAATGATAAAGTAGATTATATAAAAGAAGATATAAAAGGTACAGTCAAAAGACGAGGTACTAATTACATTGTTATAGAAGACAATAACAACAATTTACACAAAGCATGGATATGGGATTGTCTTCCTATAGCCGCAGATAGAGAAATAGAAGTAAGAGAATATAATACAGATATTGACTATGGCTTTGAAGCAGTATCAGAAATGACGGAAGCTAAGATATCACAATCTGAAATAAATAATTTAGAAAGATTTGCTGATAGAATACTTAACAAGTATGGTGTCGATATAGAATTTACAAGACATTTTGTAGATAGATTAAATGATGCTAGAAACAATCCAGATATCAAAATTGCTGAACTACAAAAGTTCTTTAAGAAAATACAAAGAAATAAAGCACGTAATATTGTTAAACAGAAAGACCAAACTGATGCCGTGTTAAAAGATATGGAAACAAATTTAAACTTACCCATAAAGATTATTAAAAAGGGTAACGAATTCGAGGTAATCAATAAAACAATTATGAGAAAAAGAAACTTCCACGTAGGTTCTAGTAAAACCATTAGATACGAAGATAAAACACAACCTAAAAAGTTTAAACAAATGTATGGTGAAACAAAGCAAGACTTACAAGACGCTTGTTGGGTAGGTTACAAACAAGTGGGTATGAAGAAGAAGGGTAATAGACAAGTACCTAACTGTGTACCAGAGAGTATGAGTTTAGAAGACGCTACAAAAGTTGAAGGTTATGTATCAGAATCTTATGAGATAGGCGCTGACTATGCTAATCACACTAAAGAGATGACACCAGGTCAAACACCAGACGCTAAAGCAGTTGACGCTAAAGATAAGGGACCTCATAAATATAGTAAATTTAGACTAGATAATGAGACAAATGAAGTAAAAGAAAAAGATGTAAAAGAATGGGCAAGTTCGGATGCTGTATTAGATAAATATAGGGAAAGATACAAAGAATTATGGCGAGAAAAACTAGACGAAGTAGTGAAAAGAATGATGGAAAAGATTTAACTTTTCCAATATCAAAATTAGAGATGGAACAATTTATGAAAGATTTGTTAGATAATACGCCAAACGAAGATCAATTTAAGGAGAATAAAGATGAGTAAATCATTTAGACAATTTAAAAAAGGCGACTATGGATTATTAGAAGCTAAGGCGAGTGACACTCATCTGCAGTATCTACGAGCTAAAACACACGGTAATCATCACTTTGAAACAAGAAGATATATCGCTGATAAAATATTAAACGACAAGAAACTAGCAGACGCTTATTCAGCACTAGAGAAATTACACAATGACTTTGGTAGAATAATAGGTAATGACGCAATAACAATTAGACAAAGATTGGAAACAACTTTGAAAGCTCAATTAAGAAAAAAAGTTATTAATTGGGATAATGTTTGGAGCTCATTATAATGACATACAGAAGATCAATGTCTGACGCAATTAGAGAAGTACAAGAATCAACTATCAAACCCTACGTTTCAATGTCAATGGGTGGTCAGTACAATGTATTAGATAAAGATAGTAAAGTGGTTTATTCAACAAGAGATAAAACACTAGCATACGATTACTTCAAAAAGAACTTTGAGAAGTTAAAAGAAGAAATACAAGAAACTCCTCAAGGTTACGCACTAGTTCAAAAAGCAAAAGACATTGCTAAAAAAATGTCAGGTAGTTACTCCGCTGCTGTAATCGCAATAGAAAAATTACAAAAAGGTTTGTCAGATAACTCAGCTGTTAAAGATGCTTTATTACAGGCTAACGAAAGTTTAGACGAAGATGTATCTTTACAAGAAGTATCAGATAACCTTAAATTAGCTGTACTAAAAAGAAAAATTAAACAATACAAAGACAAAGTATTAAGTAAAACTATGTCAACTATCAAGTCACCATTGTTCGCAGGTTACGAAGAAATGGAAGAGGGTAGAATGAAAGATATATTTACAGCGGACCAAGAAGGTAAGAGTGCTGAAGAAATAGCTAAACTTATGAAGTTACCTTTGAAGACTGTAAAAAATATTTTAGGTGAAGAAGTATTTGAAGAACAAATTTTAGAATTTACTTCTGATATGATAACAAGATTACAAAAATCATATGCTACAATGCCTCAGAAAATTTCACCAGAACAAGCGAAAGCTCTTTCAAAACATTTAGATAGACTTGACTTGGCTTCATTAAAACAATTAACTAAATCAAAAATACCTTTTGTTACTACACTTGCTAGAAACAAAGTCTATAAACAGACAGGTAAGTTTGAAGCAGTTGAAGAGCCTAAAAAAGATATGCCAGATGATAAAGAAGAAGTAGCAAAAGAAAACTCTGATAAAGAGATTGCTTCTTTGAAAGATCAAATCGCAATGTTAAAAACAAAATTAGAAAACGAAAAGAATAAAGTTGTTAAACCTGAGCCAAATCCAAAGACTGGCGAAGTACCATTAACAGTTGGTATAGCTCATAAACATTTTAAAGACCAAAAAGAAAAAGAAGAAAACAAAGAAGTTAAAGAAAATGTTTCAATCAAAGCTTATAAGAATGCTGTTGATCCTACTAAAAAAGGTTTAATGATTTCTAAATCAGGTGGTATGAGTGGTACTATTATGATTAAAGATAAGAAAGAATTAAAACAATTAGAAGATAAAATAGCACAAGCGAAAAAATTATACAATATCAAAGAGACAGCTGAAAGAGATAAGAGAATACAAAGAGCTAAAGACATGATTAAGTTCTATGACAAACAAAAGAAAGCTGCTCTAAAAGGTCCGAATAAAGATTTAGCAAAGAAGATGTTAAAGAATGATAGTGAACAAGAACCAAGAGAAAAGAAGAAAGAAACTCCACCTTTGGATACAACGGGTGTTGTTGAGATGGCTAAAGATTCATCTGCTCACGCTATCGGTATGTCTCAAGCGATGAAGTCAACAGGTGACAAACCACCTTTAGAAAAATCGACTATCAAAAAAGGACATAAGATTGCTAAAGCAATTCTAAACAAAGAAGAAAAAAGATTGTATATACAATCTATTATAAAAAAATCAAGGATAAAAAAATGAGTTATTTAAAACACAAACCAGGTAGCATAGAAGAATTAATGGCGAATGAAGCATCAAAGTTAAATGATAATGCTTACCAAGATATGTTCAAAAAAGAACTAGACAAAGCTGGTAAAGGTATCGGCGGTATGTCACCAAAAGAAAAAAAAGATTTCTTTAACAATATTGACACAAAATACAAAGCGAAAAACGAAGAATTATCAGCGGCACAACAGAAGTTACCACCAGCTCTACAAAAAGCAATAGCTAAAAAAGATGGTGCTAAAACTGAAGAAGATGCTTACGATAAAGATGATGAGAAAGAAAAACCTAAAAAAGAAGTTAAAGAAGGCGAAATGCCTAAGGCAGCTTTAGATGCTCTAAAGAAATCACAAGATAAAAAAGAAGATTTAGATGCTAAAGAACTTCAAACTAAAAAGACTGATGTTTATAAATCTAAAAGTGAATCTTGGAGACAAGCTTGGGAAGAAGCAACTCAGCATAAAATGCCTGATGGCACTATGATGAAAGGCGCTAAGCATAAAGAAGAAGAAACTGGTGAGAAAAAACCTGTTGAAACTAAAGACGAAGCGAATGACGTAGATAACGGTGACGAAAAGAAACCTGTAGCTAATAAAGACGCTAAGAAACTTGCTGATTCTGGATCAAAATTGACTAAGGTTGAGACTGAACCTGAAGCAGACTTCAAAAACTAGAACAAACCAAGAACATAAACCAATTTTTTAGTTGACAAACGGCTAGAAGTATGGTATATTATACGTATATATGAAAAAAGAATTACCTAGAATATACCTAGACATGGACGGCGTTCTGTGTGACTTTGGTAAACAAATAGAAAAGGCTACTGGTAAGTCTAAGGCCGCATGGCTAAAGGTACCTAGTAGTCAAAAATGGGATACTGTATTAGACTATCCTGATTTTTGGGCTAACATGCCTTGGCTAGGTCAAGGTAAAGTCATGTACAACTTTGTTAAGAAGTACAATCCTCATATTCTATCAGCATACATGGAAAAGACCCATGACCCCAATTGTATACCAGGTAAATCAGCGTGGTGTAGAAAGAACTTGGGTATGTCAGGTGGTAGAGTTAATCTAGTTAGAAGACGAGAGAAACAAAATTTTGCTACAAAACAAGGACAACCTTGTATTCTTATAGACGATTACGACAAAAATACATCAGCATTCACGGCTAAAGGTGGTATAGGTATCACTTTCAGATCGGCCTCTCAAACAATATCTCAGCTTAAAAAACTAGGCTTCTAATCTTATAAATATATACGTTAATTAACAATCAAACAGTCGTAGATTTAAAGCGACTAGATTTTAAAGGAGAGACATATGTCACTATGGGGAAACGATATTGCACCTAGAAACTTAACGACCGAAGAAAAAAAAGAAGTTTTTGCTAATGCAAAAGGTTGGGTAAGAAATGCTGGTTCAATACTATCAGGAAACGGAAACACAAGTGCTGATCCGGAAGTATTAGTAGCTATCAGTGCGCTAACTACATCAATGGGTTCTGCGAACTTAACATCATTTAGTTTTGTAAATACAACTTATGATAAATCTGCTGGCTTCACAATGTCTGTAACAGCAAACTTCAACGAAGCAGTTGACGTTACAGGAACACCAAGACTTTCAGTTACAAATGGTAACCAAGGTACAGGTACAGGAAGAGGTCCACACGTATTATCTTATGCAAGTGGAACAGGAACTAACAAACTATTATTCACATTAGCTATAGCAGCAAACAACGCAGCTACAAATGCTGATGATGTAATGGTAATTGGAGTAAACGCAACATCATTAAACGGTGGAACGATTAAAGATAAGGGTACAGCAGTTGTATCTGTTATCACTAACGTTGCCGCTATTGGTACAGCCGCTAATTCAGTTACAGTAGTAGCTTAATTATTAAATAATTTATAGGGGCGCATAAGCGCCCTTTTTCCCC